TGTCGACTAACTCTAAGGTAGATGTCTCTACAAAAACACCTAAGAAAAAGAGAGCAGGTAATCCTAACTTCTACAAAGGTATGAAGTCTATAAACCCTGATGGTCGTCCTAAGGGTTCCGTCAATAAGTTCACCAAACTCTCTAGGGAGTTGATGTCAAACAAAGGCCCTGAGATTGTCCAGAAGGTTATTGACATGGCACTAGAGGGTGATAGGCATTGTCTTAAGATGTGTATGGACAGAATCCTCCCAAGTTCCAAAGCAGTTGAAATTAAGCATGACCACGGTGACGGAGGTATTAACATTATTGTCGAAGGTGTTAAGGCTGTAGAAGCTAAGGAAGCAGAGGAATTTAAGACCATCGAAGGTGAAGTTATAGAGCGTAGCAACAATGGCTGACCTTAAAGTAACACTCCACGACGCACAAATGGAAATCTTTAAGTCGCCTAAGCGTTTTAAGGTGGCTTCCTGTGGTCGTCGCTTTGGTAAGTCCTATCTTGCTGCATGGATACTTATTATTGAGACTCTTCAGTCTACCTCAAAAGATACATTCTACGTAGCCCCTACGTTCCAACAAGCCAAAGACATTATGTGGGCCATTCTTAAAGAGATTGGTAAAGACGTAATTAAGACTGCGCATGAGAACACTGCAACTCTTACTTTGATAAATGGACGTAAGATTTACCTTAAGGGTTCTGACAGACCAGATACTCTCCGTGGCGTAGGTCTTGCTTATGTTGTAATGGACGAATATGCTTCCATGAAGCCTGAAGTTTGGGAAATGATCCTAAGACCTACCTTGGCTGACGTTAAGGGTAAAGCTTTATTCATCGGTACTCCGGCAGGTAAGAACCACTTCTATAAGCTATGGGTTGACGCACAGAAGCCTGAGAATGCTGAGGAGTGGGTAGCTTACCAGTTTAACTCTACGGACAATGCTTTCTTAGACCCAAAGGAAATTGAGTCTGCTAAGGCGAACATGTCCACTCAGGCCTTCAATCAAGAATTTAAGGCCACCTTTGAGTCTTTCTCCGGCGGTGTCTTTAAGGAAGAATGGATTAGGTACGCTGAACCTAATGACTTCTCAGATAACTCTAAGGTCCAAGGTCACTACGTTATCTCTGTTGATCCAGCAGGGTTTGAAAAAGCAGACAAAGATAGGGGCCTAAAGTCCTCTAAGTTGGACGAAACAGCTATCTCAGTGGTAAAGATCGTCGAAGATAAGTGGTACGTAAAGGACATTATCCATGGTCGTTGGGGAATTAAGGAGACTGCGGAGACTATTTTAAAGGCTGCTATAGAATGCAAATCTACGACAGTCGGAATCGAAGCAGGTGCTCTAAAAAACGCAATTATGCCTTATTTAGAGGACCTTATGCGGTCTAGGGGTCAGTGGGTTAACATTACTGACGTTACACATGGTGGAAAAAAGAAGCAAGATCGTATAGTTTGGGCTTTACAAGGACGTATGGAACATGGTAAAATAGTACTTAGGAAAGCTGATTGGAATCATCACTTCATTACACAAATGCTCGACTTCCCAAGTCCCTTGTCTCATGACGATCTTCTTGACAGTCTTGCCTACATTGACCAAGTGTCTGTTGCGGACTTTGCACAGTCAATCGAAGTGGAAGAATGGGAAGCCTTTGATGAAGTTTCAGGATATTAAGAATGACGAATAAAGACATTAGTTACACAGACCCTCTTAAGCTCTTAAGTTCTTGGGTTATTGGTCGTGTTGAACAGTGGGAAACACATCGTAACTCCACTTATGGAGATAAGTGGGATGAATACTACCGCATCTGGCGTGGTATTTGGAATGCAAGTGACAAGACCCGTCATGCCGAGAAGTCTCGTTTGATTTCTCCAGCTACTTCTCAAGCCATTGAGTCCACTGTGTCTGAACTAGAGGAAGCCATCTTTGGCCGTGAACAGTGGTTTGATATTCGTGACGATGTAGTGGATCAAGACCCTAAAGACATTAACAACACGAGGGCGGTCCTTCAGGAAGACCTAGAACGTGGTAAAGCTAAGGACTCCATTGTAGAAGCTCTCCTAAATGGTGCCATTTTTGGCACAGGTATTGCTAAACTTAACGTAAATGAAACTGTAGTCAAGACCCCTAAAGAACTCCCTGTCCCCGGTACTCTCACAACGGACACTGTTGTTGTGTCAAAGGACGAAATCAAGGTAGACATTGAGGCACTGACTCCTAAAGAGTTTGTAATTGATCCGGCAGCTACTAACATTGACAATGCCCTTGGTGTTGCCCATATTACAATTAAGCCTAAATATGAGATTATCGAAGCCATTGAAGCTGGTGTCTACGAAGACAAACCATTAGGTTCTTACGACAAAGCAGACTTAGGTTTCGACGTAGACGAAGAGGGTAGTGACAGCACCGACGACGACAAAGTTAAAATCACTGAGTATTGGGGACGTATCCCTGAGAAGTTCCTTAGGAAAAGTGATGCAGTTGGTGAGGAATTTGAATACGCTTCAGATAAACTAGTTGAAGCAGTTGTTACAATTGCTAATGATACGGTAGTTCTTCGTGCAACAGAGAATCCTTTTTTAATGGGTGATCGTCCCTTTGTAGCTTATCAGCACGATAGAGTTCCCAATAAATTCTGGGGTCGCGGTATTGCTGAGAAGGGTTACAACCCTCAAAAGGCTTTGGACGCAGAGCTACGTGCTCGTATTGACGCTATGGCCCTCACTACACATCCTATGATGGGTGTCGACGCTACTCGTCTTCCACGTGGTGTCAAGTTTGAGATTAAAGCAGGTAAAACTATCCTCACAAATGGTGACCCCAGAACCACTTTGATGCCTTTGAACTTTGGTCAGGTCTCAAATACTACGTTTACTGAAGCAGGTGAACTAGAGCGTATGGTTCAAATGGGTACCGGTGCTATGGACAGTGCTACAAGTAATTACTCCAACCCACGTAATGGTACTGCTTCGGGGATGTCTATGATCCAAGCAGCTTCTATTAAACGTCAGAAGCGTACTATTATGAACTTCCAAGAAAACTTCATGATCCCCTTGATCCAGAAGTATACTTGGAGACAGATGCAGTTTAATCCTGAACGTTACCCTACTGCTGACTATAAGTTTACAGCCTACTCAACGATGGGTATTATGGCTAAAGAACTAGAAATGACTCAAATGATCCAGTTGTTGTCTATGACACAACAGGGAACACCTGCATTTGGTATTCTTCTTATGGCAATCTTTGAGAACTCCTCGTTGTCTAATCGAGATCAACTACAGGCAGCTATTGCACAACAGTTGCAACCTGACCCAGCACAGCAACAGTTGCAGAAGGTTAACCAACAGTTGACACTCATGAAGTCGCAGATTGACATTAAAGAAATTGAAGCTAAGATTGCTAAGGATTATGCACAAGTAGCTAAAATTCAAGCTGATATTGGTGAAGGTCAGTCCAATAACGCTCTAGTTCTCAAGCAAATGGAGCTTGCTAAGAGTATGGCTGAGATCGAAGCTCTTCGTTCTAAAGCAGCTAATATTCAATCTGAGACCATGCGTAACATTCCAGAAGTATCGCATCTTAAGTCAGAAACAATACTTAACCTAGCTAAAGCAAGGGCGGAACAAGAGAAGCCTTATTTATCGGCAAAACAGGCACAGATTTAATATGACAGTAAGTGACAAAGAAGTTTTAGAACAACGGTTGGAGTTGTTTTCCACTGAGACATGGCGGGGGTTCGTTAAAGAACTAAACGACATGGCTGACTCCTTGGACACAATCGTAACCGTTGACACACTTGAGGCCCTCCACACACGTAGGGGGCAGGTGGGTATTCTCTCAATGTTAATTAACCTAGAGGAAACCACTAAATATACGTTGGAACAATTAGACAATGAGGTCTAACTCTAACGCTAAAATAACTCCTTAATCTTTAAATAGACGGAGATCAGAAGTATGAGTAGTGTAGTTGTAGAAGAAGCACCAGAGACACCTGAAGAAGCGGAGCAGTTTAGTGACATCACGGAGTCATCAAAGAATGCCTCAGTTGAACCTACAGAACAGGATAATTCAGCAGAGCCGAAGACACCTGAATACGAACTGCCTAAGAAATTTGAAGGTAAATCTGTTGAAGACATCGTTACGTCCTATGGAAATCTTGAAAAAGAACTTGGACGTAAAGGGCAAGAAATCGGGGAACTAAGGAAGTTAACCGACGAAATTCTGAAACAACAACTTACCCAAAACGGAACCAAAGAACCAGAAGTTGAAGCTGAAGAGGTTGATTTCTTTGATGACCCTGACAAAGCAGTCAGTAAGGCGATTGAAAATCACCCGAAGTTCCGTGAGTTTGAAGAGCAGCAGAAGGCCGCACAGGCTACTGCTACAACTCAACAACTTGAAGCAGCACACCCTGACTATATTAATGTCGTACAAGACACTAAGTTTCAGGAGTGGGTTCAGGAGAGTCCAATTCGTACTCAGTTGTACGTGAATGCTCACAACTATGATCTGGACTCAGCTATGGAACTAATGAATACTTGGAAAGACCGTCAGTTGGTCGCCAAGACTTCTGAAGTTGAAGCTGAGAAATCTCAGAAACGTGAGGATGCACTGAAGGCTGGCAAAGGCGTATCACGTACCTCCTCTGAATCTACGGCAGGTAAGAAAGTCTACCGTAGGGCTGATCTAATCAGACTTAAAGCAACCAACCCTAATCGTTACAATGACCTCCAAGACGAGATCATGGCGGCTTACGCAGACGGTAGGGTTAAATAACCGTTTACATAAAGAAAGGAGCCTATTATGGCTTTAGGAACTGGACATCAAACTACAACGACCGCAGCCAACTTTATCCCTGAGTTGTGGTCAGACGAAGTTATTGCAACGTACAAGGCAAACCTTGTCTTGGGTAACCTAGTCACAAAAATTAACCACAGTGGTAAAAAAGGTGACACAATTCACATCCCTACGCCTACCCGTGGTTCAGCTAACGCTAAAGCAGCCAATACGCAAGTTACGTTGCAGGGTGATACCCATGGCGTTACAAATCTAAGCATTGACAAGCACTATGAATACTCAGTTGTCATTGAAGACATCACTGAAACTCAGTCTTTGTCAAGCCTTCGTCGTTTCTATACGGACGACGCTGGTTATGCTTTGGCTACTCAAGTCGACAACGACTTGTTTGCTCAGGCTGAGGCTCTACAAGGTGGTGTAGTAGGTGGCACTGGTGCTGCTGAGTGGGAAACTGCTGTTATCGGTGGTGATGGTACTACTGCATATACTGGTGCTACGCCAAACGATACTGACATCACTGATGCTGGTATTCGTGCTATGATCTTGGCCTTGGACAATGCGGACGTCCCTATGGACAACCGTTGCTTGGTCATCCCACCTATCGCTTCTAACGATTTGCTGGGTATCAACCGCTTCACCGAACAACAATTTATCGGTGACGGCAATGCGATCAAGACAGGTAAAATCGGTTCCATCTACGGTCTCGATGTATTTGTGTCTTCTAACTGCCCTTCTGTTGCTACAGGGGGTGGTCGTGTTGGTCTAATGTTGCATAAGGATGCTCTTGCTCTTGTTGAGCAAATGGGTGTTCGTTCACAAACACAATACAAACAAGAGTATTTGGGTGACTTGTTTACCGCAGATACCTTGTATGGTGTTGGTGAGCTACGTGACAATGCTGGGATTGCATTTATTGTACCTTCTGTCTAAGTAAGGAATGGAGGGGATGCTTAGTTAGTGTCTCCTCCGCTTCTTTAATTACTCTGGAGTTCTTTGATGCCTACATACACTTACGTCTGTACTAAATGTGAACATGAACAACTTGAGACACGCTCCTTTGTAGACCGTAAGGAGGACAGTGAATGTGAAGAATGTTCTTCTATTAGTGAATACACTCTTGCCTTCCCTACTTTACATTACGACGGCTCTAACCCTGATAACCATGGCTACCATGATCGTTGGGTTAAAGCTCACGAAGAAGCAGGGAAGAACAATACATGGGACCAGTAATTGAAAACATTATGAACAATGACTCTACAGATGGTCTTGAGATTGAACGTCTTAAGAGCAAGATCGTGGAATTGTATAAGAACGTTTTACAGAAAACACTAAAGTCTGCTGATCCAACACTTCCAGACGATGAGCTGGAACGTCTAATGGATCGTCATGCGATTGAGTTTGCTAAAGACTCGCAGACAATCGACGAAGAGTTAGCAGAGGTTAACCAACTATTGGACAGTTTTCTTAAAGAAGATAATCTTGATCCTGTTAATCCTGAACAAGCTAAAAAGGCTAAAGAGGGTTTATTTGCCAACGTTAAAACTAACATCCCGGTAAAGGACGGCATGGTCCCCAACAAAGAGAAACTCATGGCTATCCTTAAGAAACGTAAGAAGAATACTTATGGTGGGTTGTTGTAATGGTGGACGCTAAATATACAACACCAGACGTTGATCGTATTAGAGATAATACCTTTGGTGTTTACGTCATCCCTAAAACAAAAGTAGGAGAGTCGTTAGACGTTAGTGACGGAGAGTTACTTTATACTTTAGAGACACTAACTCACTCNCTAGCTNAATTGATTAAAAAACAGGATTTAACCAACAGGTACTTGTCATTGCTGACCAGTGCAAATTTAGGAGAACAGAACGATGGCACTTGAGATTGAAGGCCGCGCACCAAGTGGCGGTGGCACTAATAGCATGGTGATTGGCGACAATGGTC